CGCGCGATGCGGAGGTATTCGGAGTATCTATCCTCAGGTTTCGCATAGATAACCACGTAGGCATACATGTGCAACAGGTTGTTGGCAACACAATTAAAAGGTGTTGTCATTTGTTGTCCAGACGCTTCACCACCAAGCAAAGTGATCAACTCGCCAAAGAAGTTGATCGTGGCGTTGCTAATGTCAGCAAGCCAAACGCGGAGCGCCATGAGCTCGTCAGCATTATAGTTGCCGGAACGTTCGGCCATGTACTGGAAAACCTTACTCACAGCATTGCTGATGAGGAGATTGAGCACACTCTCAAAGTTCTTAAAATCGCCAGCAGCCCAGTTGTCGCCCTCAAGTTCTTCACAGATCTTGAAGATGTCGTCCCACTCTTCGGAATGAGTGTTGAGCCCAATAGCGCAACCAAAAACGTCGCGCTTCCTAATCATAACCCTACAAAGGGCCAACGTACTCATCCTAACGTTGGTAAGAAAGGCTAATGGGCACATGTATATGGCACGCGCTTTGCCGGCCTCAACCTTAGCTTTCGAGAGCAGCTCATCCTTAAAGCAAGCGTCATAGATCGCGTGTGGCCTGACACCCTTAAAGGCGTTCTCACGCATCGTGTCAATCTCCGAGTACACAGCAGCATCATACTTGCGAAAAGCAGTCCACTCTTCGAACTCCTCAGGTTCTGAAAGGAATTGTAGCTTGGGGCCACGCTTACCATGCCCAGCAGATGTGGTAAACTTCTGAGCATCAACATTAGGGACACCTGGAAACCCATTCACTGCGACTGAAAGTGGAACTGGGTGAATGTCAGCCCAATCCTCTTCAGTGAGACGAGCATCAATATGCTCACAATAAGCTTGTGTGCATGCTCTAACAACCATCTCATTCATCGAGTGTGTAGGGTGGAGATAAGTCTCCAACACTGCTTGGGGTTGGCGCCAGCCACAATTTCTGGGTGCGGCCATGTTGTCCTCAATAGGAGGAGTGAACTCGAAACCTCTCGAGAACACATAGTCAGCATGTGGTGTCTTAGTGCCCGTAAACTTTGGTCTGGCCACAAACGTGCGAACAGCACCATGAGTAATGAGATGTCCGGTCTCATGGTAGTCAGTGTAAAGCTTGTCCGTAGGTCTAAGAGCTTCAATCATAACCTGGGCAATAGGGAATGCTGGTTCAACGCGCCCCAACGTGGGATAGTGCTGGAAGTCAAAATCCTCATAGTTCAGCCTAACTGCCCAAGCTGTGTTGGTAGCAGCATGGTATCCAGCGTGGATGCCAACCACAACAGAGCCCAATGGTGAATTCACGAGGAGGGGCATGCCACACTCACCATAAACTGTTGGGACAAGAGGGGTACAGGCCCACGCCTCACAGGACACATCACTAGCACCATCTAACCCATGCAAACGTCGTTGGTGTACACCAACAACAGGCTTCTGAGTCAGACCGCCATCCTTTTCACGCAAGTAATAGCTTGCGTTGCCAACACTTTGGAAACTTTGTTTAGGAAACAGATGGCGGATGTCCTTAAAAGCGTGTGGCATTCCCCAGGTATGGACAATCGCCAAATCGCGTTGGGGGAAACGTCTCACCATCTCTTCCGATACACAGATCTCAAAGTTTGGTTGGACCCCGGTCTCAGTGACCTTGTTCAACCAAATAGAGAGCCTAGACCCAGCAGGCAAAGCGTGGTTGTTGATGACAATGGTCTCACTATCAATGATCAAGACGCGAGTGCGACCCAACCCTTTGCCAGCTTTGAAGTTACCCTTAACTTCTGCATAACATGCATTGGTCTTAAGCACATTAGCGGCTTGTTCGGCGTTGTTAGGGCGCCTAGCATCAACATCAAGGCGCGTGATGTTGCGCTCAGGTGTGTGCCACACATTCTTCTTCTCAGATTCACGCAAGACAGGCTTCTTGCCTACAGCATTGAGATCCATCTGCGGAGAGATATAGACAATCTCAACAGCCTCACTGTATGTCATAGAATCCTTGTCGTAGTCGTACTCAACGTTCATGCGTGACGCACGACCACGACTAGAACGCTTCTCACAGAGCCAGGAAGTGAATTTGTATACGGTAGCCATCAATGTGGCCGCGCCAGCGACCATGATGAGCATCCTAACAACCTTGTTCTGTCCACCAAGAGCAGCATCATGTTGCGAGCCCGCGTTGCCAAGGATCGTCCGTGGGTCGTTCGAACTGGCCTTTTTGACACACCATGCCAGAAATGGCGAGACTCCCGGCAACGCAATGAAAACGTTAACTAACTTGTGCACATACTCGTTCTCGAAGTAAGCAACAGCAAACCTAATGCCAAGTTTCTCGTACCAGATGGGCTTGCGTGTATCCATAAGGAACTCTCTGACATAGTGTCGCTCTGGGTCTTCCATGGCAGATGAGTAGTACTTGACATAATCATAACCACCCTTGATGACATCACCCAGACCCCAGCCAGCAACAATATGCTTGGGTGCATGCTCATACAGGTACACATCTAGTAGTGCCACCTCCTTATCATTAAGCACACCACAGTACTGTAGGATGTTATCGCGTAACCACTTCATCTGGGTCTCCAGATAAAAGCCTGGTGGACCCAACTTGGGTGTGAATGTGATGTACTCGAGATCATCTGCATGATCTTCAGCGAGGCTAAAAGTACCCTCGGATAAAGTGTTGAGTCTATCACGGGAGTCGAGGGACACAAAATCCTTCATGGTAAGCTCGAGACATTCGAGCATAGCATCGGTCTTCTCCTTTTCATCCTGACCATCACAATGGAGTGGGTCGAACCACTTAGCGATGTCAGGATCCTCATAAAGCTGTTTGATGTAGGCGCGAATGACACGATCCTCGTATTGGCGCAAAAAGTGGGACTTCTGAGCACTGAGAGCACCAACACGATGCCAATGCATCGTTGTGCAGCCTTGAACATGTGCTTGTGCGACAACCTGTGGGTCATCAGCAAGCACATCT